CGAAATTAGATTCGCACTTTATAACCTCGTATTTTATTTCTATATTCTCTGCTGCTATTATACGCTCAATACCACTCCTAGTAATAATAGTGTAGTGTTGGTGCTTGAAAAAATCTTCTGCTGTTAAATTGTATAGCTTATATAATTCTGTAAGTTTATCTCTATTCATTTTTTTAAATTTTAGTTATTCGATTAATTGCGCTGTCAAGTAAATACTTAAACATTTTACCATTCTTTTTTATTCTAGGGGTAATATAAAAACGTGCTGCCTTTTGCGTTTTGTTATTTATTATCCTATAAGAGTTACCCCCGTCTCGTCTATCTCTTACTTCTAAGGTATAACTAACTAACATTTACCCTCGTCTTTGTCTGCGTCTATTTTCGCTGTTAAGTCTAGGTAATTTCTAGTACCGTATTTTGGTACTCTAAGTTGGTAATTTATTCTTACGTCTGTAATGTTTTTATCTTTACCTGCGTGTAGCTCTATTTGCTTTCGTAATGCTTCCCATACTATGTCTTCAATTATCATATCGTTTTTTGTTTTAAAGTGTTCCCTGTATCGTGTAATCGTTAATATCAAAGTCCGGACGTATATAAGTTTCGTACCTCTCTATACCTCTTTTAAGTTCTAGCTTGCCATACTCTAAAAACTCCTCGCTGCATTTCCAAACACCAATATCTAGGTTTGCTTTGTCAATACATAAAAACGTAAAGTCTTCGTGTGTTAATTGCTTTTCGGGTGTGCTAAATAACTCACAATATATAGCCGCTTGTAAAGTGTATTTGTATCTAAAAGCACTCTTGCTAAAATTTTGTACGTCTACTGTAGTTTTTAAATCTACAATACCGCCCCCTTGGTTTTTTAATATGTCCGCTTTGCCTCTAAATGGTTTACCCATTATTGTACCTATTGCCGCTACCTCTGTTTTACAGTCGCCTAGTAATTCTATAGCTTTAGGATTTTTATACATTGCATCTACTAGCCTTTCGTTTTCTGTACGTTCTTTTGCTGTAAAAACCTCGCTACCGAAATGCTCTTTAGCCTCTTTAAACTTTTTAGTATTCCTACTTTGTACGTCTATAAATTTTATTTTCTCGTACTTTTCGGGCTCTAATATAGCCGTGTGAAATAAATGCCCTGCCCGTAATGCGGGTGTTGTTTCGTTTTTAGCATACTTCGTAACATAGTAATAAGTTTTAGGGCTGTCTAACATTAGTTTTAAACTACTACTACTTAGAGCGAGTTTGTTTAGTTCGCCGTAATAAAAATTGTCGTCTACCATTTTCTCTAGTAGCTCTGCTTTGTTATAGTTTTTACCGTCTAGTAATTTAATCGTATTGCTCATATCTTCTATAAATTTTATGTTTAATTCCTTTACTGCTATGCCCTGTAGTCCTAGCTAATTTAATAGCTTGCTCCTCGTCGTAGGCCTCTATGTCTACGTACTCATTATCGTACCCCCACGCTGTGTAGTACCAATATTCAATTTCGTATCTTTTTTTTATTCCAAACATATATCTATGTTTTTGTCCGCTATTTCGGTTTTTAGTACTAATAATTTAGCCTCTGCCTCTAGGGTCGCCCTGCGTAGCTTTGTAGTATAGCTATCTATAGTACGCTGCCTCTCCTGCATAATAGAAACATAAACGCCTATCCTATATAAGGAATTAGCTACCGTAGTAAGTTCGTTGGATAAAGTTTTTTTGTCTTTGGCTCTGTCGCTCCATTCTGCAATGATATTCGTACACGCCTCAAAATGTCCTAGGTAGCTAAACTCTTCAATGTCTAGTACGCTAGTTTCCGTAGTATTATTTATATGGTTTTTCATTTGCGCAAGTTACTACAAATATTGTTAATAACTAGCTAGAAATGTAAAAAATTATTTATTCTTTCGCCATAAATTCCATACGATAAAAAGCACTCCTAAGTTTATAAAAAGTACAAATATTATTAGCCCCATATTTATTTTAGATTTTTTTTGTGGTATTCGTCCCAAATGCTTTTACCTGTACGGCTAGGGTCGTTTTTATTTATAATAGACGCTTTGCTTTCGGGTAGCATATAAATCTCTTTATTTGTCTTCTGTGCATCCCAAAGCGTAGTTTTTCGTATAGACTTATTTTCTAGTTCGGGCATATTCATTTTGTTTAACCAATATAAATAATTCCCTTTAGGGTCTGCTACGAAATATAATTTAACTATGTCTTTATCAATAGCCATTAATTTATCGTACTTGTATTTTTCTAGTAGTTTAGTGTCGTAGTATTTATTTCTAAACTTCATTTCTAGTACGCACTTTTCGCCTTTAGGTGTTAAACCCTCTGCGTCGAAATGCGAGCTACCCTCGCCCGTCCAAACTAATTTCCACCCGTCAAAATTCAAAATCTGTATTACCGCCTTTTCTAAAGCGTGTACTTTATCTATTGTCATATACTTTGTTTAAAGCTGTAATAAAACGCTGTATAGCTTTAGGGCTACAGGTGCAAGGCTCTGTATAATTTTTACTTAAATATACACTATACATAGCGCAAATCCTTTTAAACTCTTCGTTGGTAATTGTAGTTGCATTACTAGCTCTAAAGTCTTCCCAAAATAATAAGTCGTCGCTATCCATTTCTTTTGAATTTAAAATTATCTAAAGCATCTCGTCTTTTTTCACATCCGCAATTCTCATATCCTAGATAATCAATTACTATTTTTTTTACTAGCCATTTAATGCCTGTGTATTTAAAAATCTTTTCTAGTAGTGTCCCTAGTTTCATATTCTAAATTTATTTGTTTCTTAATTATTTTTAGAGTATTTCTTAAACTCCAATAGGTTATTTTAGATTCCCTGCTAAATTGCATTAATTTCTTTTTATCTATGTAAACCTCTTTAAAAATTCTACGTAAATAATAGATATGCATTTTTTCAGTTGTAAAGCTGTCTAGGTTTGTTTCATTCTCTAGCATCTTTAGGTATTCGGGGTTTTCGTACCAATCATTTATAGCTTTAACTTTGCTGTAGGTGTCCGGTGTTTCTACGTATGCCTCTGTCCCTGTGTCTTCTATAAATTCCGTTCCTACGTATGTTACCTTTTTTTCTTTTCGCTTTAAATCAAACACTAAATTTCTAAGAGTAACGTAGATAAAGTAATAGTTAATTTCGTCCTTTTGATATATAATGCTAGTATCTTTTTTCTCTAAATGGTTAGATACATTTATATACATTTCGCTAACTATGTCGGCTGCGGTATCTTTATTGACGTTAAAGCTCCCGACTATCTCTAGCCATTGCTTATGCTTTTCAAAAACTTTTGATAATACCGACTTCATTAACAGCAAGTTATAAATAAAAATTAAATTTAAAAAGGTGCATTAATTAATTTAAGACTTTTTACTATGCTTTCATTGTTTATAGAGTAGCCTACGTTGTTAATAATTGCACGCATTTTAATAGGGTCGTCTAAAGGGGTACACCTACCACCGCTAGAAATACTTTTAACTTTTTTAATATGTAATTGCGAGTCCATAAATTCGGTAGGGTGTTGTATAAATCTATGTACTACAGCGAAAAAGTCCGCACGGTTTACGAATTTACCCCCGCCCTCTACGCTACTACTTTCGGGTACTTTTGGATAGCCTGCGTATTGACCCTCTCTATATATTTGTCTAATTGCTTCGGTGTTTGCGTGTGTACATAGCCATAGCGAAATTTTATTCTGTTTACAAAATAGTCTCATTTCTGTAGTTGCCTCGTAGTCGTATTCGTGTCCGCCTAAACCTTTAAGCATTTCTTTATCTTTTATTAAAGAGTTATAAGGGTCTAATAAAAAGCCGTCATACTTAAAAGCTACTCTATGATTTTTTGCCTCTTCTAGTAAACCTTTGTAAGTATACAGTTTACCATTATCTATAAACTGAAAATGCGTTCTAATAAATTCTATACCCTTATTAAAGTCTTCCGGTATAATTCTATTTATAGGCTCTTCGATAAGAAACTCTAGTAATTTTTGTATTAGCTCGTAAGGCTCGTTTTCGCTACTGTAGATAAGCCATTTTTTATTGTGGCGTATACTATACAAAAGCATTAAATAAAGCGTTAGAGACGTTTTACCTACGTTTGCGTGTCCTAGCCATATACCAAAGTCTTGCGGTTTAAATCTAAAGTACTCGTCTATTTCCGGTATGTCTAATTTTAAGCCTTGCTCTAGTTCGCCTTTTCGTATGCTTATTAATGTTTTTATCTCGTCGTTGTATTTTACTAACATATATATCGGTTTTAAGTTAAGAGGTAAAAAAACAAAGTTTCTACTCTCGTTTTAAGTTTAGAGGTAAAAAAAAGGGCAACCATATATAGCTACCCTTTAAACAGTTTTGTTTATTTAGATTTACGCCAAAAAGGAATACCCTTTAATAATTACTAAAACGGCAAATCGTCCTCTTTTGTAGCCTCTCTGTCCGGCATAAATTCTGCCATTGCTACTTTTTTAACCTCTTGCTGTCCGGCTTGCTTATTTATTTTAGTAAACTTAGCATACATTTTGCTAGGGTCTTTTTGCGCTCTTAAAACGTCAATACTTAAAAAACCGTTGTTCTCTTCTATATGCGATTCATACTTTTTAATAAAGTCTTTAAACTCGCTAGTTTTAATATGTAGCTTTGCTACTATCCAATCATATTTTGGCTCGTCTTTACAAACGAAACTATTTACAAATTCACTCTCGTATTTACTATTCATATCGTTATTGTTTTATAAAATTAAAAAATTGTTTAGCCTCTTCAATTACTGTATCTGCGCCTACGGTTTTCATTTGGTTAAAATTAGCTGCCGCTTTTATACACTCTAGGCGTAGCTGCTCGTCTTCGGGCGAATGCGTTTTATAACCAAAATAAGTATCAATTAAGCTACTACGTCTTACTTCGTTTACTAGAGGTTTTACTAAATTCGACTCGCCCTCTTTTGGGTACTCCTCTAAAGGTACTCTAGCATTTTTATACTCTTCGTTAGTTACCTCGTATTTTATTTCACTACCTACAGCAAATTTAAAATCGCCTTTAGCAAAAAAAGTATATTGCTTGCCATTTTCAAAAGTAACTTTGTATTTAGTTAGTCCATTCCATAGACCGCTAGGTACTATATCTTTTATTACTGCTTTACTGCTCATATCGAATAAGGTTTATTTCTTGGGTTAATACTTGGTTATTTGCGATTAAAAAATCGTTTTTACTTTGTAGCCTGTCTATCTCTGTAGTCATAGCTTCTACTCTGTAGTGCAAAAAATGTAATGCGGTTTCCATTGTCTCGGTTTTTAAATTAGTTCGCAAGATATACATAAATGTTTATAACTACCAAATAAAAGTAAATAAAAAACAAAAAGCACCCGATTAAGAGTGCCGTTTGAACCGATATAAACAAATACCCACTTACGAAAAATGAATACTAGAAATGCAAATGTAATAGTATTATTTTAATTCTGTTAGCTTTTTTGTAAAAATTTCAATTAGTTTTAATAAGTCTACTACGTTGTTTTTCTGTAGCTGCCTACTCTTAGTCAATAGAGCTTCGGACGTACCCTCGCCGTATTCATTGTTTAAGTTTATACTAAATTCAAATTGACGCCCGTAGTAGTGGCAATTACAGGTATAGCATTGTGGCTTTACGTTCTTTTCGTCCCACCTAGTTATTGTATGTTTTCTACTCATAAAATGCCCTGCCTGCATACCGTCCTTTTCCCATTTTTTTACAGTTCCGCAAGTATAGCAAGCTACATTTCCTAAAGCGTCTGCATCTTTTAATCTTATGTATTTACTAAAAATAATGTCTAGTTTTTTCTTTAGACTAGATACAGTCGGTTTTTTAAGTTTTGCCATAGAGCAAATGTAATATAAAAATATTTTAAAATAGTTGTAAATAAATTAGGCTAGTAGTTTTTAATAGTCGTTTTTTTACTAATATATAGTAGTCTACTGCTATATAGATATATACTACTGTATATATATACTACTATAACGAAATATACTATTAAACGTTTTAAGACGTTTTTATTTTGTTTTGGTGCTAGCGTATGTCTTTATCATTTTCTCGCCACTACGACCCACCACATAGCCTCCTATGCCTATTTGTAGTAGATTCCAAAACTCATTTTCTAGTTCGGGTATTGGTAAATTAAATAAAGGTGCTATAAATTTAACATAAATAACTATAAAACCAAAAGCTAACATAAGTATAGGTCGCCACGAACGTTGCAGCCAATTACCATTAGCTTCTGCTAATATTACCTCGGTTTGTAATTTCTGTAGTTCTAGCTGCTGCTCTTTAAGTACTTTAAATATATCGTTTTTGGCTTTTAAACGCTCCTCTTCGCTAGTAAATAAATTATCTATAACCTTGCCTACCTGCTCTATTACGTTGCCGCTAAACCACTTTAAAATCTTATTCATTCCATTGTATTTGAAACTGTACAAATAAGAGGTATATATTTAATTCGTTAAAGTTAAATTTCTCTTGCGTTTTGCTAGGCTCAAAATATTGAAACCCTAACATAAAACCCGTAGGTACTAGCATTATTAAATTTATATTCATTAGTATCTATTACTTATGTTTTCGTATTCTTTTTTAGCGTCAAAGCTAGGGCATTCTTTATTACTAAAATCTCTATGTCCGTAAACCGTACCGCCGTAACTGTCTTTTAACATACATATTAAGTCTATTAAACTTTCTTTTTGACTCTCTGTGCGTGTATCTTCTGCTTTGGTGTTTTCTCTATTCATACCGCCAACGTAAGCAATACCTATACTATCCCAATTTTCGCCGTAAGTGTGCGCTCCGGTTTTTTCTATTGGCCTACCCTCTTCTACTTCGCCGTCTAAAGATATTATAAAGTGGTAGCCTATATCCTGCCACCCGTTATCTTCTACGTGCCATTTACGTATAGTGGCTACATTAACCTCTCTACCTTTTGGGGTAGCTGTGCAATGTATAATGATTTTATTTATTTTTCTCATTATCACGTTTTAATAAAACCCATTTATTTATAGTATAACCTATACTTAGTAGTAGTAAAAGTATTTTTAAACCTACGTCTACATTACTTATACTAATTACTAAACTACCAATATTCAAAGAATACATTTTTATGTCTCCAAAACTCATTTTTTTTATTTTTAAGATATTGTTATAAGTTGCGAGTTGTTTTTTATGTCGTCATTGAAATCTATATTTTTTACTCTCATTCGTAAATAAAAATCACAGTCGCCTGCCCCTGTATCTGCAATTCCACCACTAAGAGAAATTCTTACAGAAGATTTTGGTACTGCATTAATAGTTCCTACAGCAACCGCCTTAGATTGCTCAAAAGTCATTAGTTTTCTACTATCTCTGCTTGCATTAAATTCTGTTGTGCCTAGTTTATAAGCTGTAGTTGTTCTAGTACCGTTATTTACGGTTTGATAAGCTATTTGCAAGTCTGAACTAGCGTTGAATGTTGGGGCTCTACCACCACTTGTGGGTACTGAATATATATAGGCTTCTTTAACAATATAAGTAAAATTGCTATCTTGGGGTATTAACTCTTTACCTGCAACGCCTAAAGCGCCTAAACTTACCATAGTTGCCCTAGATAATACAAAAGTCATAATTCTTTCGTCTTCGCATATTTTACCACCGTTACTAAAAGCGGTTGTATATTGGGTGGCTGCCTGTGCGCCACCCGAACTATCATAATCTGTACCCGTTCCATAGTAACCCATTTTTACATAACCTACGGGCGTGTCTCCTGTTGTACTAACGAATAAATATTGCTCATTTGTTAAACCTACATTTAACGAACCTCTTACTCTTGCATTTTTTCCTACGTCAAGCGCCGCTTCGGGTTGGTTGCCTGTTATAGAATTTGTTGCAATTCCTAATCTTGCGCTATTAGACGTAAGGTTTAAAGTACCACCGTTTGCGTCTCCACCGCCACCGTTCATTGTCATTCTACCGTATACATTTATGAATTTAGCATTTTGTGTACCGTCAGATTGTGCCATAATAGAGTTCCCTATCTCTAGTGTATCTGTGTATATTGGTATAAAGGTAATAGCCTGTGACGCACTTTGGGGTTTGATTGTATTGGTAGCTATCTCATTAGTATTAGTAGCTATATCTGTGGTATTAGTTACAATAGCATTAGCCTGTGCGGTTGTAATTCCTACCTTAGCTGTGTTAGCTACTACGCTTACATTAGCAGAAACTAAAGCATCGGTGTAACCTACCTTTAAAGTGTTTGCTGCTATCTCATTAGCTTGTGCGGTAGTAATACCGTCTTTTAAAGTGTTTACAGCTATTTCGTCTGCCTGCGCTGTCGTTATACCTACTTTAGCGGTGTTTGCAACAACCGCTGCACTTGCAGCAACCTTAGCATCTGTATAACCTACCTTAGCTGTGTTAACGGTTATCTCGCTAGCCTGTGCGGTAGTAATACCAACCTTTAAAGTATTGGCTGCAACCGCTGTATTATTAGAAACTAATAGAGGTAAATTTGCAAGCGTTGGGTAAAAAGTATCATAATCTGACGAGTTAGCTAAAATATTTCCTACTCTGCCAAAAACTGTAGAAACGCTTTCGGTATTATCTATTTTACTCCACGCTATACCGTTTGAAATTACCCAATCTCCAACACCATAAATAATAGTTTCAAAAGTTCCTGCTACGCTTACTATGTAATAGTGTCCGTTTACTGTACTTGCTAGAGGTAAACTAGGGTCGTCTGTAGTTGCGTTCCACGTACCTTGAAATTTTAAGCCACCGATAATACTAGCGGGTAAATATGTTTCTAAAATTTTAGAACTTGCATCTAAAGGTACATAACCGCTAGGCTGCCCCTTATTTACTAAAAACTCTGCGGTAGTATTTATCGTACTAATATTAGTTGTATTGGTTGTTATGTCTGTAGCGTTTGTACTTATGTTTGTTTCTAAAGTACCACCGTCAATAATTAAGGCATTCGACGACGCCTCTGTTGTAATGCCGCTTTTACCCTCAACTATAAAAATTTGACTATCTAAATCTACTGCACCCGTTCCTATATCTCCACTAAAATCTAGGTCTTGCGTCGAAATATTATTGTCTACATATTTTTTAACAGAACCTACGGTAGGTATTTTTGTTTCCGTTGATAAAAACAGCTCACTAGAGACTAAAAAATTGTTTATTTTTACTGCGTTACTATCTTCTAGGGCTGTAAATTTTAATGTATTAAGCTCTATGTCTCCTAAATTATTTATTTTAACATTGCTATCTTGCCCTGTACCGTCTTGTATTTGTGTAAGTGTACCGTCTAAAGCTAAATTTGTAGAGGTTTTAAGTAAACCCTCGTAAGTGTCCTTTATTTTCTTATTTTTTAGTGTACTCATTTGTCTTTTTTATTTTAACTTTTTTATTAGTATCTTTTTTTAATACGTAACTTATTAACTTGTTTACGTTTACCGACTTTATGATATATTCTTTTTTCATTTTATAAAACCCAACCAACAAAAGCTGCACTTCTGCTAGGGTACATATCGTCGTTTCTATTCTCAAAATATTTCGGAAACTTTGCGGACGCATTAAAACTCATAAAATCTATAAATCGTCTTGTATAAAACTCTGCAAAATTACGGTGCTTTTGAATTAAACTATCTACCTCTTCTCTAGTAGCCTGTTGTGCATTTTCGCTAGTATGTTTCTGTAAACCGCCCTGTGAAATTGTAAAACTACTAAAAGGTAGGTAATCTACCATTGTAAAATGAATAAGCATTGGCTGTAAATAATTTTTTAATAAATCGTCTAAGTCTGTGCTTATAGTACCTGCTAATATAGCCTCGCTTACTTGGTCGTATAAAGCCGTACCCATATATATCTGTAAATGCTGTATTTGCGATAAATTTACAAATTGTAAAAACGAGTCCGTATCTACATTTCCATTTATAATTGTGTTTTTTACTAGGTCTGTCCTATTTATAAAAAGTGCTGTTGCCATAGTTTTATCTGTCGTATTTCCAATAATCGTTTTGTGCTTCTGCTATTTGTGCTACTTCTCTAGGATTTGCTACTATTCTAGCCTCGTCTCTCATATTAGGGTCAATAGCTATAATTAAACGTCGTGCTTCGTTTACTGTTATTCTTTTATTATTTTTTCTTAAATATGTTCGTCTCTCAAACCAATGTTGGCAATTAACACCGCCTTTATAAAGAAAAATATTATAGTTATCTGCGCCTCGTATTCCTAGACCCTCGTTTACATTCTGTGCGTTTCCGTTATAGTTTGGGTTGTCGCTATCTAGGTCTTCTACTCTGTAAACCCTTGACGCCGAAACCATATCTCTACAAAATTCTCTTTCGGGTGCTTGCGACCCTGCGTAAACATATCGTACTTTAATAATAGTTGTATCTTGGTCGCTACTTTTATTAGGTGTACTACGTACTGCGCTAGCAAAATTAAAAGTATTATGTAATTGTTTATCGTATTCGTTTGACGGTCTAGCGTCTATAAGTTCCCAATTTTCTAAATCTTCGTCTTCGCCTACTTCTGCTAGTCTTTTTAATAAAGCCCCTTTTATCTCTTCTGTTAATTCGGGTGCTTTTTTATCTAGGTCTGTGTGATTTTGGCAAGGCATAAACCATTTTCTACCGTCTTCGTCTATATGTTCGTGGTAGCCCATACAACCCAATTCATTAGCTTTATCTTCTGCCTGCTGTATAGACTCGTAGGCTTGTTTGCCGTCAATTACTTTTAACTGTGTTTTAAAGTCTTGCTTTTGGCCTGTTTGCTCCTCTACCTCTTCTGTAGTATTTGCGTTTTCTAAATCTATAAATTCTAAAGGTTGTAAAGTCTTTATATATAAATTTAAACTAATATCATTGTAGGCAAGTACTTCGTCAAAACCTCGTAAGATTAAATCTTGAAATGGTCTAATAATAGAGTTGTCATAAAGTATAGAGGCGTTTTTTAATTCATCTGCATTTGAACCTAGACCCGACTCTTTATTTATACCTAGTAATAATGGGCTAGTAATTCTGTGTGAAATTATTATTTTTTGGCTGCTCTCTGTGCTTAAAAATTGGTACTGTTGGTGTGCGTCTGAAAGTTGTATAGTTTCTACGCTTGCCGCCTCTTCTGCTGAATTATTAAAAGCTAAAATAAAACGTCCACTATTTGACGTACCTACATATTTTTGGTAAATTTTGTTTTCTATTTCCCTCTGTGTATCTTCGTCGGGTACACCACTATTCATATTTAAAAGTAGCGACGGATTCATACCGTTTTTTAACGAGTTTAAATGAAAATTGCTTATTTCCGCTTCCATTTCTATATACTGTGTACCCCCTTGGTAGTCTACAGGGCTGTAGTAGTAATAGCCCGACTTATACGGCTTTATAAATAGTATTTCTATATCTTCATTAGAAAATCCAAAAGCGGGTATTCTTTTTATGTCGTCCGACGTTCTTACGTCCGTCCAATCTGCGGCGTAGTAATATCCTGTAATATCGCCGTCTTCATTTGCACGCTCTGCCCTTAAAGTTTCTACGGGGTAGTGTTCTACCTGTACTATCTTACTCCTGTCTTCGTTGTAGATAACTTGCATAGAGCATCCACCAAATAGTTTTAAATCTATAGCTAAACGGCTTAGTGTTTCGTCTTTAAATAATTTACGCATTACGGCGTAGTCATTAGGTTTTTTACTACTATCTGTAGCATCTAAACCACGCCCCGCTATAAGTTGTGCTGTACCGTTTATAGCTGCTGAATTTGTAGGGCTACCATTAAATAAATCTAGCAAGTAACCGTAGTAATCGTTATCTGCCCCGTATTTTACAAACTCTTGGTTTTGCTCCTCGCTTATAAGTGGGCTAGTATATGTACCTAAGTTTACAAACTTTAAACTAGATTTGTTTTTAGTAGGTACTGCCGCCTTTTGATTATATTTTTTTAGCTGTTTTTTCATAATACTACGTAGTCGTTATTTCTTGTATTTTCTGTTATATAAACACCTTTATTTATATTATACTCTTCGTCCTCATTTTGATTAATTACCTGCGCTGTGCAAAAAATTAAATCTACATAAACTGAATCCTTAATTGGAAACTCATAGTCCCACGTATTATCGTTTAATTCCCATAAAAGAGGGCAACTATTCCAATAGGCGTCGGGTGTGTCTTCTCTAACGTCGTAAAAATGCCCCTCTACTAAATTAAATACCCCTGTAATTTCTAAATAATCGCCTACCTTTGTTATAGTAGGGTTGTATACAATAGTTTCGTTTGTTGTGTCGTCTCTAAGTAAAATAGCCGCTACCGTAGTATAATCACGGGGTATATATTTAAACGTCTGCGGGTCTGTCGTTGGTTTTAACACTATCATATCTATATAACGTAATTTTTAAATTTTTTGCATAAAAAAAGGGGTAGCCTGTTGACTTACCCCTAATATAATTAGCTAATATTTAATTTACCTTAGCTTGGCTCTATTTGACTAGCACTAGCATTTGCTGTAACTACACTAGCTGTTACAAAAAATGCAGGTAAAGTCTCTTGTGCTGTAAATGTTAAACCCGAAAATCCGCTTAAATCTCCATAGGCTTGCCCTGTGGTAATTGAACCGCCCGAACTTTGCACGCCGTTAGTAGCACCCATTAAAAAGTAGTTACCGTTATAGTCTTCTACAAAAATTTGCGTTCTACTTTTGATTAAATCTATTAGTTCCTGCTGCGAAAGTAAGTCTAATTTTTTTAATGTCATTGTTAAGGTTTGTTCGTAATAAACAGAACCATTTTCTGCGGACGCCGTTACCGCCTGCTCTAAACCATTACTAGATTCTAGGTCGTATTTATACAGGTCTACGCTTCCGTCGTTTCCGATTGCTGTTACTTGTCCGCTTACTATTGTTAAAGCCCCTAGCGAATTAAAAGGTGCTACATAAATTGCTTTTATACCCCCTACTGAAGAGGTACACGGTAAAGCTCGTCCGATACTTAGTGAATTACACGCCATTGTTATTTTATGTTTTATTTTAACCAAAAAAAGGTAGATAGGCTTATAGCTTACCTACCCTCTTTAGTTATTATTAATAATTGATTATGCTAGAGTGTATAAAACTACGTCCTCTGTTACACCGATTTGTACTCCACTTTGGAAACGTAAAACGATTCTTACATTATCGCTACCGTCTACGTCGGATAAATCTAAAATTTTCGCAACATTAGAGTCTGCCATTAAAGCCGTACCGTAAAAAAGATTACTCTTTTCTGCTGCTAAAATTGACGTTGCGGGCATTCCTGGGGCTTTAAAGACTTTTACGCCCTCAAATGTTAAACCGCCATTCTCATACCACATAGACCCCTGTTGGTCTACACCGCCACCACCTACAGCACCAAATCCACCTAAAGCTCTTACGTATGCCTTAAATGCTACCGTTGGTAAATATAAATGTAAATCTTCTTTACCATATACTTCGGGCTTAATTGCGTCTACAATTTTTCCTAGCTCTGCTACGATTGTTGTAGAGTCAAAACTTGTTGCTGTTGTAGCTACGTCTACTACTCCTGCCTCTGATAAAGCTAAAGTAATTAAACCGTTAAACTCTCCCGCTAAAGCTGCATTACCACTCCAAATATTATTTTCTGTAGACTCTGCTACTTTGGCTACTACGTGCGCCATTAAATAATCTGCAAATGATGTAGGTAAATTTTTATAAGCACTAGCTCCCATTTCTAAAGCTAAATAATCTGTTAAAAAATCTTTCTTACAAATTTGTAAATTTACTTGGAAAGGCTCTACTTCTAGAACTCTTTGTGATAAATTGATTTGGTCTGCTGTTACTGTAAAGTCGCAAGTTGCATCCGTTACCAATCCTGTACTAGATAATTTTTTTACGATTTCTTTGTACGCAACATTTGGCTTAATTGTAATACCGCCTTTGTCTAAAGTGTCTCCACTTAATAACGCCGCCGAAATTATTTCGCCTAAATACTGCCCCTCATAGGTTGTCGTAATTGTTCCTACTGAACCACTACCCGTAATGTCTCTTAATTGTGTTCTTTTTTTCATTCTGTTAAATTTTAATACTAATTAAATAATTTGTTAAATACTCTGTCTTTTGTTGTGTGTGTTCCTGCGTTTTGACTATAAAGCGTTTGTGCTGCTTTTCTAGTACTTGTTTCGGGGTTGTGCTTCATTGGTTTACGGGCGGGCTTTTGCTTACTCATTTTTTGCCTCTCGTCTTCTTTTTCGTCGTCGATTCCGTCTCTATATCCCTCCTCTTCGGCTTGGGGTATAGTTTCCATATATTTTTTTAACTCTTCTACCTGCTCCTTTACTTCTGTAATAATTGGTGCAATTACTTCTACTACTGCGTCTACTATTGCAGCTATTTCGTCTACCGCTACTTCGGGTACGTCGTCTACTACTACCTCGTCTAGCTCCTCTTCTTTAATCGTTTTACCGTCTTGCTCCATTTTCTCCTCTTCCATATCGTCTCTCATTTCTGCTATAGTACCCTCTTCGGTAACTATAATCATACCGCCGTTTTCATTTATTCGGTATTCTCCGATAGGTAGTGCAATTCGTTCATCATCCGAAACGATAAAGATAGCCTCGCCCTCTCTAAAGTTATCCGATTCTATAATTGTTTCGCCGTCTTCTAAGGTCATTTGAGCTAGACCCAATCTTGACTTTAGCATAGTTTTAATTTGCTTTAACATTTCTGTTGTCTTCATTTTTTAAAAGTATTTATTATTAATTCCAATCTCTAAATTCCTGTTCGTTTCGCATATACTGTAAGTCCGCTTCTCTCATATTTTCAAGCTCCGCATAGTGTTCGTCCCATTGGTCGTAAACGTCGTTTGCTGCTAAACCTAGTTCGTCTGCTTTTACTCTAATCTCTTCTAAAATACCTAAATCTCTCTCTACGTCCTCGTATCTTAAAACTGCGCTACCGTTGTGTGTGTATTCGTCGTTTAAAGCCATCCACGCCTGTCTGTATGCTTCAAATTTTTCGTCGTGCCAATCATAAGCTAAATAAGATAACGTACCGCTGTTATCCTGTAAACTCATTAAGTCATACTCTAAATCTTGAACTAGTCCTAAAGCTACTTTATGAGGCTTCGATAAATTAATATTTGCCTCGTGTTTTTGGTTTTCAAATAACCTACTAAATACTCTGTCTTTTGTACTCATTTGTATATTAATTATAGTTGTGTCATATTGTTAGCCACATTTATTACCTCTATTCCGTCGTCTATATTAGCGTTAAAAATACCGTCTGTTAGTAATGCGTTTTCAAACTCCGTAATCTCTCTAGGGTCTAGTCCTAAAGACTCTATTTGACTACGTACAAGATTCATTTTATCTCGTAGTCTCTCTATAGATTCTACATATACTTGTCTAACGCTATTTAAACTATTTACTTCATTTTGTAAATCCAAATATCTATCTACCCATTTTGCCTCTACGTCCTCGTAAACTCTTTTAGTAATATCTGCCTCTTCTGTAGCGTCTGCTAGTTCACTTATTAAAGATAATTTTACGCCGTGTACCTCTTTAAACATTTTACTAAATACTCTTTTCTGTGTCTGCATATTATTACATTAAATCATTAAACCCTACGTAACTAATAATCTCTCTGTACTTCTCTACATAATCTCTCTGCATACTTGCGGCGTTATCTACAAAATACTTAGCGTCGTCGTAACCTTGGTAAACGTCTCTAGGGTCTATTCCTAGTTGCTCCGAAGATTGTTCTACGTCTTCTAGTAATACTCTCATTCTATCGCTAGTCTCTATTAAATTTCTAGCTGCGCCATTTACTACAAAATCGTCTATATTATATTC